ATCAGCCGAAGAATTGGCTCTGGAAAAAATATCACTTCTCCTATCAAGAGACGATATGTCGCTAATCCAAAAGATTGCAAAGACATATTCAATTCTTGAATCAACGTCTTCTGAGAAACCAGTTAACACGGGTCGTCTAGTGCTTTGGGACGAATTTGTAAAAGAATCAGATGACGATTCCTACGACTGGATTATTCCGGGCTTGCTGGAAAGATCGGAAAGAGTAATAATTGTTGCCGCCGAAGGTGTCGGAAAAACAATGCTTGCTAGGCAAGTAGCAATTTTGTCATCATGTGGGATACATCCGTTTACGCTTCAGGACATAAAACCCGTAAGAACGCTCACCATTGACTTAGAAAACCCAGAAAGAATTATTAGGAGAACATCAAGAAGGATTCTAGAGGCTGCCGTTTCTAGGTCAAGAATGAAAAATCCATCAAACTATCTTTATACGCAGCCAGCAGGTCTTGATCTTCTCAAAAAGGAAGACAGGATGCTTCTGGAGCAACAAATAGAGGAAGCAAAGCCAGAGCTGTTGGTATTGGGACCGCTATATAAGTCATTCGTTGACCCAGGTGGAAGAACATCGGAGGCAGTTGCGTTAGAGGTTGCAAAATATCTTGACTCAGTTAGAACAATCTACGGATGTGCTCTATGGCTAGAACACCACGCTCCACTCGGGACAAGCATGACGACCAGAGACCTGCGACCATTCGGATCAGCAGTGTGGTCAAGGTGGCCAGAATTCGGAATATCCATAACCCCAGACTTCACTGCCCCAACCCCGTATGTATATGATCTTAGGCATTTCCGTGGCGCCCGAGACGAGAGGCAATGGCCCACAAAAATAACTAGAGGAAAGATGTTCCCATTCCACGTACTGGAGTTCGCTAAAGTTAGTACATAGTTCGGCTACAGTTGTCTTAGGTGTGTAATGGCTGACGAAAAATCAAACAAAATTGTTACCAAAGAATTTCTATCAGAACGTGATATGCGCATATTCAAGATGCGTCAAGCGGGCACGTCTACGAGCGAGATAGCGCGCAGATTTGGAATAACAACAGCGGCAGTATCAAAAGCCATACAACGCCAGCTTGAAAAAATGAACAGAGAAGTTCTTCTTGCCTACCCAGAAGTGCTTCGTCTTGAGTTGGAGCGCTTGGATAGTCTTCAGCAAGCAATATGGCCACTTACGCAACATCGTAGACAGGTAATGGACGATGGGACGGAAGTCCAAATAGAGCCAGACCTAAAAGCTATCCAGCAGGTTCTTTCAATCATGGACAGGAGAACAAAGTTGCTAGGAATGGATCAGGTCAACGTCAGTGTCCAGATGGATGTTCAGTCCAGAAACTCGGAACCAATAAAAGCCACGCTTGCTGGGTCAATAAGCGACATACCTGCAGTTGATGCATTTAATCCAGAGACAGAGGCAAGACAACTTCTTGAACTAATGGGCATATCTGGAGTTTTGCCTCCTGAGCATGTCAAGAGAATGCTTGGCGATGATTCAATAGTTGATGCAGAGATAGTTGGAGAAGCAGATGAGTAAAGATAACAACATAAGAGCGGCTATAGACAAGGTAATGGAATCAAAAGACCTTGGCGTTAGTCCAATAATTAACGAAGACGGCGGAACCGCCGATAAGCAGGTTCTCATAAGAACAACGGGCAAGCAAAGGGATTACTGGAAAAGAGCTTCTGAGGTATCAGGAGAAACACTTTCTTCATGGATAAGAGACACCCTTGATGCCGCTGCTCGATCACTCCTCGAATGCGATCACCCAGTGAATATGACCAAGTTCTACCCTTGGGCGACTATTTGCACTAAATGTGGGAAACGTCTACCAAAATAGGAACTACAATATAATTATGGAAAATAGATATATTAACCTTGATGGAACGCCGAGGGGATTTAGAAGGCGGATAGATACTAAATCTAGGAAATTAGGTCGCACTATCGGTAAGGCTAGAGGAGCTGTTGACAGCTTTGACCCAAAAGCCATAGACGGTGATGATGATGGATTCGTGCAAGATGACAGTCCACTTTTCAGAAGACCAGCAGTGCCAAACGTTGGGGGACTGAGCTCATCAAAACCATCACCAAAGAGCGAAATGCAATCTGAGCAGTCTTCACCTAGTGCTCGTCCATACTTTGGCACTTTGCCAAGTGGAGTATTGGAAGCGCTAGCAAGACACCAAGCAAAAGATTATAAATTAGGCGACATTAGCGAAATTGACGGAAAGCAAATCTTGCCGAATAGAGCAGACTGGCTAAAGGGTCTTACCTCTAAGCAGATTTCAAAACTTGTTGTTCCTAGTAATGAAGACCAAATGTGGGAGATGTTTAAAAACTCCCGCCTTTCTCACATATCTGATCCAGTAATGCAAAAACAAGCAAAATTATTATTTTCATCCGCACTTGATGCACCACACAAGCAGATTGACTTTAGTGATTCTGCCGTTGCCGAAGTAAGAGCGATTGTTGAAAAAGCAATAGACGAATCACCATCATTTCAATGGGCTGTTTCAAACTACGGAATGCCTTCTTTTGTAAAAAGAACAAAATCTGCAAATGATGCGTTCATGGATTTGCCAGAACAAAGAATATACGCAGCAGATGCAGTAGCAAAAAGACCAGACCTTGAAAATGTTGACGTAGATCCACCAGTCGCAACGACCTATGGAAACATAAGAACAGTATTTATGTCCCCCATTGACCAGAACAAAATAAATTTTGGTGAAGACGGTTACACAACTCCGGTTGGAATGGCTGTTATTGATGAAACGCTTGGTGGAATAATTAGGCATGAGTGGGGTCACTATCTTCACGCCTTAATGGGCGAAGATGACGAGATGCCAACAGGCAAGAAATTGCTTACAAGAAAAAATTCATATAAGCAAAAAGCAATAGCCGAAAAATACAATACAGAAAAACCACTTGTTCAAAATTTGCTATCTGGAAGTTCTGATAAAAGTTTGCCATGGGCTAGATCTGCTTACGCACATTCGTCAATGAGCGAAATGCTTGCAGAAGGTTTCTCTGCATATCTTCACCCAAATAGAGAAGTTAAGCATTTTGCAATAAATGATGTTTTGAAAAAAGATATAGAAGACATGCTTGATATAGATAAAGACGAATCTCCTTGGGACGTTCTTCCGAATGGACTTTCTTCTGGTCGCAAGAGGAAGAGAAAAGAAGACACTGACCAGATAACACTTGACTTAGGGAAAGAAATTAGCAAACCGGAAGAAACAAAAAAACCAGCAAGAGAGCCAATGGCACCAAGACCCCCAGACAATGGGCCATTTACTGGGAAATTTCTAGAGATATTTAAGGGTTGCACAACGTACGAAGAAATGAAGCAAAGGTACGAATCTCTAGAGGTTATATTCTTTGACTACGAGACAACTGGTCTTGGAGATGAAGACAAGCCAGTTCAGCTTGGTGCGGTCAGAGTTAAGGGCGGAAAAGTTGTTGAAAGATTTAATCTATTTATAAAACCAGACAGAAAATTAAGTGAGTGGTCACTCAAGAATCTGAAAGACGCAAACGGCGATCCACTGACTCAAGAGTGGGCTGATAGTCAGATGTCAAATAAAGAAGCTCACGCTCAGTTCATTACGTGGGCAGGGAAAAACCCTTTGCTCGGCGGTCAGTTCACTCCTTTTGACTTAGGTTTTCTTGAAAGATCTCTCAGTGAAAGCGGTCTTGACTTTCAGCATGCTGGCGTAATTGATAGCAAGCCAATGGCTGACGAGCTACTGCCAAGATGGTCTCCAGAAAATCCAGATGGACCATTTACCGAGAGGAACGGAAAGAAGTCTGCATCTAGTTCACTAAAGCCAGTTGCTGATTACCTTGGAGTTGATATGGATGGTGGTTGGCATACTGCCGACGTAGATTCAGAAACATCTGCAGAGATCGTGAATAAGATGTTTGAGTATGGCATTAGAAACCAGAGAGCACCAAGACAATTATTAGACGTAGAAGGCATACCAAAGAGACAAGATGCCAAGAAGCAAAAGTATGCCCAAGAAATGGCTCAGTACGAAAAGGATATGGCTGAGTTCCTATCTTCACAAAAGGTTGATAACGATACAGCAAGTTCACTCAGTTCTGGATTGAGCGCAGCAAAACAAAAAATAAAAGAACAAGATGGCAATCAATTCGGTGACTTGTCTCCCTTTGACTTAGAGTTCTTGATTGACAGAGGCGATGTTAAGGATGACAGGCAAAGAGGTTTATCGTCTGGCAAAAAAGTTTCTAGGAATTTTAAAAGAGGCGACCTCAAACCAGAACCAACAGCTGTTTCAAGTAAAGAAAAGGCAGTTAATTCTTCGGAGGACGTGTCGTTTGAAGCAGAAGTATGGGATATTGGTGGAGAAAAAGTAGTCTTCATGTCGCAAGATGAATTCTCTGGGGAAGACTGGAGTGAGCAAGATTTTGAAAGAGTTGCTATAAACCCATACGAGATAACTGGGTACTCTCCTGATTCAATAGAGGGACAGGAATTCGCACTAAAGTGGACGGCAGCAAAGGCTGCGTCAGGAGGCGGCACCAAGGTTGAAGCACTCCTATATGCCGGGTCAAGGGGCGACGAAGATGCCATGGATGAGTTTAATGCGTTGGCTGAGCGCGGAGAAAGATTGATAGAAGAAGCCAGAAAAGAAAGATTTAATAGGTTTGCTCGATCTGAAGAACGATCAAAGCAAATAGAATCTGAAAT